AACTCCATGACCATCGTGCACATAAAGGGTAGCGCTACAGAGGCACGGTTGTACAGTATGTTGCAGACCAACATAGATAGTCATACAAAAATAATTGACTTGTACCGCAGAGAAATTGAAGCGGGTACTTGACAAAGTCAAGGTGTGTGGTAAACTGTGGATCGTGGGCATGACGTATGCGGCCCATCAACCTAAGGAGCTAGTATGGAGAACGAAGTAGTTGCGCCAGAACCAGCTGTCCCTGCCGATGCGCTCGCTGACATCTACATCAAGATTCGTAGCGCTAGGGAAAAGCTGAAAGAGGAGTACGAGGAAGGCGATAAGCATCTGAAGGAACAGCTGGATGTAATCGCGGAAAAGATGCTGTCCATTTGCAAAGATCAGAATGCGGACAGTATACGTACCAAGTTCGGTACGATCATCAAGAAGGTAGACACTCGGTATTGGACAAGCGATTGGGACTCTATGTACCAATTCATCCAAGAACACGATGCGTACGCCCTACTTGAACGACGACTGCATCAAACCAACTTGAGACAGTTTTTAGAAGAAAACCCCAACCTGTTACCAGCGGGTCTGCAAGCCGATAGTAAGTACACAATAATCGTTAGAAGGAGCAAAGCATGAGCAATCTGAGCATTTTCAAAGTAGACGCACCTGTATCCAAGCGAGCATCTGAAGTCAGTGAACTTACCAAGTCGCTGAACACCAACACCAGTGGTGGACGCCGTATCTCTACCCGTGGCAACAAGTTCCGCAAAGTGGTTGGCGGTGAGGAAGTTGCGAAGCTCAATAGCAGCGAGCTGAACGTAATCATCATCAACGCGCTGCCCAAAGTATCCCGCCAGTACTACGCTAACGCATACGATGCAGAAGCTGCACCAACCCTGCCGGATTGCTGGTCTAACCTTGGTGATGTACCCGATGAAGCCGCTGCCAACCCGCAAGCCAGCAAGTGCATCTCTTGCCCACAGAACGTAGAGGGTTCGGGTAACCGTGGTTCTTCCCGTGCATGCCGTTACACGCGACGCATTGGGGTACTGCTTGAGGGCGATTCCAGCGGAGATATCTACCAAATCAACTTGGCTTCCAAGTCACTGTTTGGTAAGGGTGAGGGCAACACTCATCCGTTCGAGAGCTACATCAAGTTCATTTCGGGCAACAACAAGAGTATCGACCGCGTGGTGACTGAGATTAGTCTGGACGAAGACTCTGATGTAGCCGTCATGCAGTTCACTCCGTTGCGTCATTGCAGCGATGAAGAGATTGATCTGGCTATGGAAGCCGCCGCTACTGCGGAAGCACAGAGCGTAGTGCGTCTGACGGTTGCCGCCCGTGACGGTGTGAAGAAGCTGCCCCCGGCTGTCGAAGCTAAGGCTGCTCCTAAAGTCGAAGCCGTTGAGGTAGAGGAAGTGGTTGAGGAACCGACCAAGCGTCAGAGCAAGAAGGCAGAGCCGCCAGCTGCCAAACCTGCAAAGAACTTGGCTGATGTGGTCAGCGCTTGGAGCGATGAATAAATGAGCAACGGGTACAGCGCAAAACTTATTCAACTAAACCGGAAGGCCAGCAAGAAGGGTCTTGGGGTTGCACTTGGTAGGGTTTGTATTGCAGTTGATTACCCGGTTAGCTCTATCGCTACACAGCTTGGGGTCAGCAGACAGACGGTATACAACTGGTTTGTGGGTCTATACGAACCCAAGAACCATGCGCCAAATGTCGTTGCGATGATCAAGAAGCTGGAAAAGTACTCCTAAGCAGTACCACGTAATGGAGGGGGGAGAAATCCCCCCTTTTTTGCCCCCTCAAGAGACACACATGCCAAACATCGACCTATTAGACAGAGTGCAAGCCGCCGACGGCTGGTTCGCTGTGCTTGGCATAAAAGGGAAAAGCGTACGACAGGTATTGGTTCAGACCCGTGAGGAGCTAGACAAAGCTGCAGCCGAGTTCGTTGAGCAAAAACGCAATGCGTACTTTGGCTGTGCCAAGTTTACAACTGACAAGAACCGTACCAAAGATAACGTCCAAAACATCAAGTGCTTTTGGCTGGACATAGATTGCGGGGAAAGCAAAACCCAAATCAATGAGACAACCGGAAGGCCCGATGGGTACATAGATCAGGAAGCAGGACTGAAGGAACTCAAGCGGTTCTGTGATTTGATCGGACTACCCCGCCCCCTGCTAGTCAATTCTGGCAGAGGCATCCACGCATACTGGCCCTTGAGCGCACCTGTAACACGCGCTGAGTGGGAGCCGGTAGCCAACCGCTTTAATGAGCTGTGTATCTTGCATAAGTTCTATGTGGATACCAGCGTGTTTGAAGTATCGAGGGTGTTGCGTATTCCCGGCACGTTCAACTTCAAAGATGAGCCACCGTCTGAGGTGACCATCATTAGCGATTGCGAGGATATCGAGTACACAAAGTTCCGTGACTTGCTTGGTGTTAAAGAGTTAAAGAAGATCGACGCCCCCAAGCAGGAGCTAAGCGAGCTAGCAAAGTCTTTGCTCAGCAACACCACCATCAGCTTCAGTCGCATCATGCGTAAGAGCGCGAACGGTGAGGGTTGTGCCCAGCTTCTGCATGCCTATCAGAACCAAGACAGCATCAGCGAACCATTGTGGTGGGATGCGCTATCCGTTGCCCACCTGTGCGTAGACCGTGCTACTGCGATCCACAAAATCTCAGACCAGCATCCGGAATATGACTACGAAGATACTGAGTCAAAAGCCAGTACAACAAGCGGGGCGCACCACTGCACCACGTTTGAAAAGCACAATCCCGGCGGTTGCGAAGGTTGCCCGTGGAAGGGCCGCATCAAGACCCCGCTATCACTAGGACGTGAAATCGTACGCCCTGAGAAAATTGAAGAACCCAAGGCAATACTGGTGGACGGCGGTGGGACTTATGTCATACCACCATATCCGTTCCCATTTTTCAGGGGCAAGAACGGCGGCGTGTACATAGCGCCACCAAAAGAAGATTCCGAAGCAGAAGCAACCTGTATCTACGAGCACGACATATATGTAGTCAAGCGCATGCGCGATCCCGAGGAAGGCGAGTTAGCCTTGCTTAGATTGCATCTGCCAAGAGACGAGGTATTTGAATTTACTGTACCTCTCGCAACCATCGCAGTAAAGGAGTCCCTCAGAAGCGTCCTTGCTGAAAAGGGTGTAGCCGGTTTGCCCAAGCAAATGGAAGGGCTTACGACGTTCATCATGATGTCAGTGAAGGAACTTCAATACAAGGCCAAGGCGGAGAAAATGAGAACACAATTTGGTTGGGCTGATAATGACAGCAAGATCATTATTGGCAATAGGGAGATCACCAAGGACGGCACATATCACAGTCCACCGTCCAAGGTTACACAGCAGTTTGCAGAAGTGATGTCGGCCAAGGGTACGTTGGAGAAGTGGAAGGAAGTCTTCAACATGTATGCCAAGCCGGGAATGGAAGCACATGCGTTCGGGGCGCTGACTGCCTTTGGTGCACCACTGCTTAAGTTCACCGGTCACAACGGCGCGATCATCAACCTGATCCACAAGAACTCCGGAACAGGCAAGTCAACCGTGTTGTATATGGCTAACAGCGTATACGGACACCCCGAGAAACTGGCAGCTATTTGGAAGGACACTCTTTTAGCGAAGATGCTTCACTTGGGTGTGATGAACAACCTGCCGTTTACCGTGGACGAAGTGACCAACATCAGCCCAGCTGACTTTTCAACATTAGCCTACAGTATGTCCCAAGGACGCGGCCCAAACCGTGTTAAGTCACAGAGCAACGAACTGCGCCAGAACAACACCACATGGCAGACCATATCGCTGGCAAGTTCCAACGCTAGCTTCTATGAGAAGTTGGGACTGCACAAGAACAGCCCCGATGGTGAAATGATGCGCTTGCTAGAGTACAGAATAGAACCTAACGATGTCATTCCACCTGAGGTAGCCAAGCACATGTTTGACCATCAACTGCGGGAAAACTACGGCATAGCAGGGGACATCTACTGCGGCCATTTAGTCAACAACTTGGAAGAGTCAGTTAGCGGGATGCTCGCGGTGCAAGCCAAGATCGACAAAGAGATGCGGCTTACGGCCAAGGAACGGTTCTGGTCATCAATCATCTCTTGCAACATCACTGGCGGTCTGATTGCACGGAACCTGAACCTGATTGACTACGACATGCGAGCGGTCTACAAGTACGCTATGGGCATGCTCCAAGAACTGCGGGAGGATGTGAAGCCCCCCGTGAGTGACGCATCAGGTGTGATCGGTGACTTCATCAACCGTCACATGCAGAACATCCTTGTAGTGGACGACGAGGTGGACAAGCGCAGCAACTTGAGCGCAGCCCCCACCCTTGAACCGCGAAACGAACTGATCATACGGTACGAGCCGGACACCAAGAAAATGTACATCGCAGTTGGTGCATTCCGCAAGGACTGCGCAGAGGGGCAAGTGCACTACAAAGATGTACTGCAGCAGCTCAAGAACAAGGGTGTCTACGTTGGGTCTATGAACAAGCGGCTATCCAAGGGTATGAAAATCTCATCCCCCGGTGTGCATTGCCTGATATTCGATTGCTCGGGCAGTGACTTCATCGACGTGGAAGGCTTTGTTAACGCGAGTGTGGACAGTGCTCGTAGAGCGGATTAGCTACAACATCAACTGGCGTAACTTCAGGCAGGGGACATCATTCTTCATACCCTGCTTGGATTGCACCACCGCTAAGCAAGAGATACTGCGTGTTACGAAAAGGCTTAAGGTAGATGTGATGATCAAGATCAGTATCGAAGATAGCGTCCGGGGATTGCGCGTGTGGAGGTTGTGACCTATACTTGTTTCGTAGGTCGCCATGACCTACCTCCTCGGAAGATAGCTCCTTCCAACCTTCCCCCCGCCACCTCTCCCGGCGGGGGTTTTTTATTGCAAAGGTGATCCAGCTTTGGACAGAGGAAGCGCGTAAGGAATCATATTTTCTGGGATGTAAAGCCCACGGAAAGTTTTACCTGTGCGCTCAGCGTAGGCTTCCACCGACCTATCAATTGTATCGGCGTCAATGACAACTTTGTCTATTGGATAACGGCGGTTGTGTTTAACTATATTAGCAAATGCTTCTTTTAGTTCACGCTTATCGCCTTCTTTATCAAAAACTATCTCATTTACTTTGTTCAACAACTCACGGCGTTCGTTTGTTGCTTTGTCCATCTCTTTTTTGGTAGCAAAGTTTGTTTCTTGTTGACGCACAAGCCTTGCGGGAGGGAATCCAAGTACTTGAGCAATCAAATTCAACGTATTGATTTCTGCTGGTTTGAGCATGTCGTCACCACGACGAGTTTCAGCGCCTTCCGTGCCTATGCGGTAAGCAGTAAAGCTACCCTTAAAAAATGCTGGAACTAGCTTTTCTAAACCACGAACAATTTTTCCGTCATATAAATCTTCCGCCCCTTTGACTACATTAAGCCCAGTAGACACCCCCGGTCCAAGGTTTTCAACAATAAAGTTACCTACAGTACCTACCCAGTCTTTACCGGGAGTAGGAGAACGGAACCACATACCATCAAACGAAGTACGGGAACCTATGTTCATATCGGTCAAAATGGATATAGGACCTTTTTCTAGCATCTCACTGAGTTTATGTTCTCTACCGTCAATACCGGGCACTTCAATATGTCCAAAGTACTCAGGTAAAAATTCATAACGGAAACGTAAGTCGGAGTTTTCAGCGGTAAGAGGGTTCTTACGGCGACGACGTTTATTGTCCTCGTCATCATCCCCAAGGCTTTTCAACACCGCATCAATAGTAGCGGCTATTGTGCTGTAACCGGGGAACCCAGTAAGTCCGTGAAACATACCCCCCATCAAAAGCACACCAGTAAGCTTGTGCATTGCAGAAGCGCGTTCTTTTAATGGTATGGTTAGACGAACGGAGTTGTAAAAGTTACGAACAAACCATGAACTTTGAAACACAGAGTACATTTTGAACTGCCCAACAGTTCTACCCGCAGCATTCTTTAGTATCCTAGGGCGGTTCATATTGTCATAGCGCCCAAGCAACTCATCTACAGTGCCAGAGGCTTTTGCAACCGAAGCATCAAAGTCTTTGGTTTTGGCGTACTCCAGCTCAAACGTCATCATGTACGTAATTTCACGGCTCATGCGTTCAGCAGTGCCTATAAGCCCAGTAATAAGGCTATATACTTTACTAGCCGCCAATGCAGGTACATTAGTGTAGGAATTGCTTGGGGTGCGATTGCTATTGGTAAGGACAGAAGTGTTAGTCAGTGTAGTAACTTCACGATCTACCGCCGCTTGGAATGCACGGCGCAACAATGGGTTCCCCAAAACCATTGAAGAACGTCCAAGAGATGGTGCTCTATAAACAACGTCACCGTTAGCCTGTTTCTCTGTTACACCCAACGTGCGCCAAAACTGTACGTACTTCAAAAATTTAGTTGCAGCAGGGATGTATCCGTATTCGTCGTTCAGTGTAGTCATTACCATGACTGGTACAGCGGTCATTTGGGCAGCGGCAGACGCTGCGCTAGTAAGCAGCCATATAAACGCGACTTGATTTACACGGGTAGTAATCTGTCCTTTGGGTGGTGGGTTAATTTCCTCTTCAACCCTAGCCGCAATCTCATTAACAAACAATTCCAACTTGGCGCGATCCAAGGCTGGCATACCTTCAAGGCTTGCCCTAGCCGCAGACACTTCATTAGTAGCCTGAGTAGCGTACGCCAGACGTGGGGTTTGGTTGGCTAGGCGAGTTGCGTAGCCTTTGAAATTGCGCAGAGCGTCAGCACTAAAACCAGTTACGTTTTCCGCACGGAGGTATTGCTTGCGTAGGCTACGTTCTGGCGAAGTCATCAACCATGTCTGGTACAGCTGATCCTTCAAAGTTTCCTTGAAGGAATCGTTCATTGCTGCTCTAGCTTCTTCCAGCGTCTTGTACTTAGTTGGATCAAAAGTTGTAACCGGCTTTACTGAAGCGGTATCTATGACCTCAAACATCTGCTGCAACATGAGACTCTCTGTCTGCATGTTTTTGCGCAGTGAAGCAGTATCATCCCCTGCCGAGAAATTAGGGTCACTTACCGGAAGCTTGAGCTGCTTAGCCCGTTTTTTCAAAAAGTCGTTACGTGCTACACCGCTTTCAAAGAAGTACAACTCTCGACCAGTTGGGCCTTTTGCAACACGCAGCCAGTAGTCACCATCACGGGAGAACGGTGCGTATTCTTTGATAGCCCCCTGCTCATACATCAACCGAGCTGATTTGAGCAGCTTAGCCTTGGCCTCATCATCTATTTGCAGAGCATCAATTTGCTGGTTAAGCAAAGCTCGCGTCAAGTCATTGCCGTTCTTATAGAACTGCTTTACTTTGTTGTAGATCGCATGCCCATTTTTCTGCTTACCAAGGGCATCCCAAGCATCAAAGACTACGTTGATGTCGTTAGTTCGGGTAGTGGCTCGCCCTTTTGCGGCACGGCGTTGGCTGTCCGTAAGAGAAGTGTCCGTGCTTCTAGCGATATACCCCTTCAGTATGGGGTCAGTAGCAAGAGCGTCAGCGCGACTAGAGAAGTTCTGAGGACCAATGCCTTTCAAACGGGCAATGTGCAACGCCGTGCTTATTTCTTTCTGCCCATACTTACGCACAAACGTACTAAATTCATCAGCCACCTTAGCCGAAGCACTGAGCATGGTTGTGCGCATAGAAGACATACGCCGGATTAAAGAGTCGGCCCTCTCCATACCGGGGATTACATCCCCTTTCCAACGGATGATGTCCGAGGTCTGCATGGTATAGAGCAGCTTGGATATGAACTCATTGCCCAGCGCGTCAAACCGCGAATCTAACAAGTCTTTTACATCGTCAAACGTAGTATGCGCATCAATGTTTGCGCCAATACCTTCAACTACAGTATGAGCACTATTAGACTGTTGTATCTTTTGCAGGTCCTTGTCTATCTTGGCCGGTTTTGGATTCTTGGCTTTCTTAGCAAAGGACGGTGTAGCTGCTGTAGTAGTACCAGCTAAAGGAGCGGCCAGAACCCTGTCGGTAAACATGATCAGGTCTTGCATGGACGATTGATGCGAGGAGTCCATGTTGAACATCTTGCGCAAGCCAGTTACAAATTTGCTCAGCATCGACTGATCCAACGCTTTGCCTGATAGTTCTCCGGTAGCAAAGCCGCGCAAAAACGCTTGCATGTTCTGATCGGTCAAGCCGTAGGCTACAAATTCTTTGAGGTCCTCAAACGCACCTAGATCAGCAAGCTGGCTAAGCATGCGGTAGTTCTGCATCTGCTCTGGGTCAAGCGCACCTCTGTCGGCAAGCTTTTGGAGCAGTGCAAAGTTCTCCCCAGCGTTCAACATCGTCTGCTCTAGCTGCGCTACCGCTTCCGCAAGACTCTTGTCTATGGGTTGGTTGTTTGCTAGAGCATAGTAGTAGGCTTCAATACGCGCATCGGCTGCACCATGTAGAGCTTCGTGCAAGAAGATGGTGTTGTTGATGCCATCAATGCTGTCGAGGTAGATCACCCCGTCGTAGAACATCCCGTACGAACCGTCACCTTCACGGAAGTACGTTTCTGCTTCCTCGTTGGGGAATACAGTGTTCTCATCAACTACAACAAGCTTGACCCCCTTGAGGAATGGAGCCAGCCGGTTAGCCAAAAAGCGTTCAAACGGGTTCCCGTTGCGGGCCAACCACTGCAAGGCTTGCGTAGCCGAAGTAAACCCAAGGTACTTGTTGTTCGTAACATTGTCAGTAGACGTGCCAAGCCGTGATGCTTTGCTGGGTTTTGGTGCACCGTTCTTTAGATAGTCTGCACGTTTTTGGGCAATGCTTCGTTCTTGTGCAGTGACGCTGGGATCATCCAACACCGTCTTGGCAGTCTTGCCAGCTTTGTTGTTTCGGTGGGCTGGGTTGTTTGCAATACCGTAAGCAGTAGCCAGCGTCTCAATTCGTTGCGCGTTGTACTCTTCAAAGGCATCCTTTGCCTGCTCTTCAGTATCGTAATTGCCCGCATCAAACGGAGCTTGGATATCTTTCTTTAGCTTCTCCGCCGTGCGACCCATGTCCCTACTAACACCCGCAGATGCTTGGCGTTGTGCTTTGTTAGCAGCCAGCTGTTCCGGAGTTAACTTTGCCGTACGTCCGGGGGGCTTTGCCCGTGTGGGTTTAACCGCTGGGGTTTCAGCGACGGGGGTTTCAGCGGCTGGGGTTTCAGTGGCCGTGGTTTCTGCAGCTGGCGCTTCTTCAATGGCCTCAGTTTGGGTCTGATCAACCCCAGTTTGGGGGGTTACTGCAGCGGGTACGTTTTCTGTTCCTGCTCCAGTGCTGACAGCAGGTGCGCTAGTTCCTCCCACGCTTGTGGGTTCAACCACTCCAGTTCCGGGGACGGCTTGGCCTTGTTGCGCAGGCACAGAAACGCCAGACTGATTTGCTCCGGCGACAGGTGGTACGGCTGCTGCTCCGGCAGGGGGTTGTTGCAGTGGGGGCACTGATGCGGGTTGTCCATTCATAGCCTCCGTTGCTGCGTCAGCCTCATCTTTAGCTTCTTGGGTTGCCATCGCAATGGCATCTTTTCTAGCTTGAGCGGGGGGCACACCAGCATCTATTAGTTCGTCTTCCAAATCAGATACTCGATTTGGATCAGGTTGTACTTCTTGCTTTTGCTGTACAGCAGCTACATCTTTAGCGGCTAGAGCTGCAGCCACATCCTGAGCAACACCTAAGGAAACATACTCAGCAGTTTTTGCTTCTACATCCGGCGTAATGGTAGCGGGTGCAGCGGTAGCGGTGGTCGGAGCGGCGGCGGTAGGAGTGGTCGGAGCGGCGGTAGGGGTAGGGGTAGGGGTAGGGGTAGGGGTAGGGGTAGGGGTAGGGGTAGGGGTGGTCGAAGCCCTACGCGCACCTGTTCCAGCACCTAGACCTGCTCCAGCAAGACCTTCAAATGCAGCTGCGCCGACAACCCCGCGCATGGTTGGGACGTCGTAACCCTCACGCTGCAATGCAATGTTTTCGGCAATCTTCTCTTGTCCGGCCTGCAAGAATTCTGGTAAGCCTTCTGTTAGTGCACCTTCTGCACCACGGCGAGCGCGTCCTTTGGCAGCTTGTTTGGCCGCTGCTTCAGCAGCTTTCTTTTCTGCAAGGCCTATGGCTTCTTGCTTGGCTGCTTCAGTAGCAGCTTTGCCCATGATGCGGCCAGCCATAGCTTTGGCGATTGCAGGCTCAATACCCGTCGTACCGCCAAGTACGCCAAACCCTGCGCCAAGCAGAATGCTGTCTAAGTTCTTGCCGCCGTACTCTTGTGCCTGCTCCGCTATCTTGTTTGCCTCGGCCTCGGGAACCTTGGCCTTCATCAGTTCTTCTTTGGTGGCATCAAAGATTGTGCTCTTGATCGTACCCGCGCCCATAACAGCGCCAAGGCCAGCAGCACCAACACCGACAGCAACGGCAGGAGCACCAGCCAATATAGCACCAATACTGCCGATAATGACAGGCGCAGCTGTGCCAAGTACTTGGGTAAGCGTATCAATCGGTGCAACGCTAAGTGCTTTGAACGCGGCTTTCACCTGTTCTAGTGCACCCTTGTCTTCCGCTTCTTTTTGGATACGTGCTATTTCCCGCGAGTCATTTTTTGACTGTGCGGACATCAGATCAGCAACGTAATTCTCAACACCCTTGATCGTGTTGGCTACAGGCGTGTTTGCACCAAACGCATCAGCAGCCATCCGTACGCCGGTCACAACACCTTTTGCAACACCAAGCGGAACGTCAGCTACGCTACGTAGGAAGCTTTGATCCTCGGGGCGAACCTCTGGCTTTACTTCTGGAGCTGCCTGAACGAGAGAATCCTTTACCCACCAATTTTCAGGTTCAGCAGCACGAGCTGCCCCAGTCGCACGCGGCGCTTGCGCAACCGGATCGTTTTCCCACCAATTATTAGCCATAGCAATTACGGCTTAACGCGTTGTGAACCGTCAGGAGCGGTGTATGTTGACCCGGAAGAAAGCGCGTCATACTCTGCTTTAGTTATGGGCTTGCGTGCGGCGGGGGCAGCGGTATTTGGAGCAGGGGCAGGAGCAGGAGCTGGGGTAGCTGGTGGCCTACCGAGTGCTGCCGTAAGCTCTTCACGTATTTTCTGCTGCCGCTCTTCCATTTTAGTTTGGATAACCGCTTTTTCTTCTGGCTTATCCGCAAATAACATCTCATTTTTAAGTTGTTTTAGAATTGGGTCTTCTTTTGCTCGTTTAGTAACTTCACTCTCAAGAGCAATTAAACCTTGCTGATTTAGCTTTGATCCAGCCATACCCACTGATGCAAAGTACATGTTCGCAGCTTGCGCTTGCACAAAAGGATCATCTGGGGAGCGACCAGTCTCGTTAGCAATTTGGGTGGCGTATATCCGAATCCCTTGTTGCTGGTTTCTTTCTTGTCCAGTCTTAGCATTGGCAGCGGCCAAATGTGCCCCTGCAGTAATTTTCGTTCTTTCAAGACTACCCGCAATCTCTGCTTCTTTCATTCTGATGTCGTTGGCTTCTTTGATAGCCTTCTCACGCATAGCCATAGCTTTATCAACCAAGCCCAACTTCTCAAGGCGGTCGGCTTCAACAATGTCTGCTTGGGTTTTAGCCAAGGCATCACGGGCTTGGTTCTGTTTGCCAAGCATGCTTACAACTTCAGGGACAGCGTCTTTGGCCGAACCAAGAGCAGCGGTTACAACACCGCCCGGACGGGTGCCCATATCGGCAAAGAACCTAGCCGCAGCCAAATACCGTTCCCGTGACTCACGGCTATCTAAATCAGCACTGCGTGTTGCCAAACTCTCACGCTCAGCCTGACGAGGTGCACCGACTACACCCAACCCCTGACGTGAAGATTGAATGTACTTGGCATAGTCCTCAAGGGAGGATTTCTCGGTAGGCTCAGCGGGTTTAGGCACTTCACCTTCGTTAGCAAATGCAATGATTCCACCGCCAGCCATGTTGGTAAACATACTACCTGTATTGGCCGCATCTAGACCACGCCCCGCCCCCGCCCCCTGCTCCGCCTGAGCAGCAAGTTTGTGTTCAGCCAGTATCTGCGCCGCCATCTGACGGACTTCATTGCTGGTTGTAGTCTGCATAATCTGCTGCAACTGCGCATCAGGCATGTTTTCAAGCTGAGCGCGTACCCGACCACCCACGTCATAGTGCTGCACTGCACCACCACCAGCAAGACCTTTGATGACGCCGCCTTCTTTTTTAAACGCCCCAGCCAAGCTACCCAACGCCCCAACACCCGCAATAGTTTGGGTAAGACCGCTTGGGGCTGCTTGATAACTCTGGGTAGTAGTGGCTTGCATTGGCAGACCACGCAGCATGTTGGACATCATGCCAAGCTGCATCAGGGGGTACTGTTGCTGAGTAGCGTAGTTCTGGATACCCTGATTGATCTTCTGTTGCTCCAACGCTTGCTGCTGCCCACCAGCTGTGTTCTGCGCTTGTGCAATGCTTTGCTGTGCAGCTAGGTCTTGACCACCAATACCGGCGTAGGTATTAGCCAGTGTCCCTGCTTGGTTGTAGCCTTGCAACCCAAGGTTTGCACCAAACTGTTGCGCTTGTTGGGCATTTTGAAATGCGTTCTGATATCCCTGACCAATTGCTTGGTTCATGGCCATGTTCTTGTTGCGTTCGTTCTCTGCTTGCATCAGGGCTTGGCGTGTACCGCCAAATGCACCAGCCGCAGTAGCGCGACCTCTTTCCTGTTGGCCAGTAATCCCATACTGACGCTGCATCTCTTCCAGCTGTGGCTGCAGTGCGTTCTGGATGTACGGCGACATGTACGCTTGCATCGAATACGGGTTGGTTGCCTGCTGAACGTAGTTAGCACCAGCACCAAGGGAGCCAAGTCCCGCCGCACCCGCAATGTTAGAAGCTTGTCCGTACTGGCCCGGCACCCGCATATTTGCTACGGATTGCTGAGCTTGTTGTTGAAGCGGGGAGAACCCAGCAAAGTAGTTGTTTACGTCCGTGCTATATGGCTGATACGGTTTAAACCCAGTGATTTGTTTATTTGCATCCACATTGAACAGTTGCTGCTGGGTGGCTTCCAGCATGTTCGTAACATAGGGAGCTGCGTACTCCGGAATGCTAGTGTTGTACGCCGTTGTGCTTGTAGGCTGCGACGGAGAAGGCGACGGCGATGGGGATGGGCTTCCGCCAAACCATAGCATCATGCCCGTCTTGGTCATATAGGCTGTCAACCAGCGGTACAGCGTATCTTTTATAAATTCCACGGTTTTCCCCTACAGCAATTTGGTAAACACTTTGTCAGTCTGTTTGTAGCCAAGGTACTCAAACAGCCTTGAGTTGTCCAAATGCACCTTGGTTCCGTAAATGATTCTATTGACGCCTCTGTCCTTTAGCACCTGCTCTGCATACTGGAATAGCTTGATCCCAATACGTCCACGCCGATATTCCTTCTTGATGAAGTAAATATCTTCAAATGCCGTTAAACACGTCTTGTAGTGCAAGTGGGGCTGAATAATGAACACAATGTAACCAATCGGTTCTCCATCAACCCTACAAGTAATGAACCGCAGCATCCCTGCTCTTGCAAACCGCTCATATGCCTCGTAGTCGGGGTCAAGCGGAAATTCTTTCGTAACAGACAATTCTTCATAGTGCGCGGGGTAAAGACTTTGCAATTCGTACAGCGCCTTCAACCCCTCTTCATCGTGGTACGAAAGAGTACTCATGCCGGGATGTACTTCTCCGCTTTGATTTGACGACCTTGAGCCTTGCGGCCCGTCCGAGCTTTTCTTACGTTGTTCATCATTGCGTACAGACGCTTAGCACCAGCATCGGTTGAGCCGTTGCCAAGATGCGATACCACGTCTGCCGGTACTACAAACTCACCATCAGCTAACCGGGCTGGTTGCTTATTGTTGATGGAAGCAGGGATGTCATCCGACATACCGTCACCGGGGCCTTTGAGCATACGCCCACCATCAGAGTATCCCCCAAGATTGCTCAATCCGCCAGCCGCCATAGGGGTAATATCCCCAAGATTTCTAACATCGGTTTTGGGCATGGCTGCTGGGAGTCCTTTGATATTGGCAGCGCCAGCCATTTTCTTCAGGCGAACCATTGCGGCTTCGTAGGCTTCCTTATTGACCGTGTCCTGATCCGAGTCGTGGTAAATGCCAACCGAGGGGATATCGGGGGAGCGCGGGAGAACAACATCCGCCTTACCGCCAGCCGCCATTCTTTTTAAATTAAACCCCGTAACGCTATGTTGCAGTGCATTAACCATGTCTGGAGGCATATTGTTTGTGACAAATCCCGGATTGCGGAAAAGCTGATTGGCGTCAGGAATCCCAGAACCGTTATATTGATCATTAAATGTTGCAATGTAATCTTCTTCTGGGGTATTACTACCACCAGCCAACCCGCCAGCCGCCATACCTTCAGCACCTGTAAACGGATTGATCTTCGGGCCGTAGCCGTCCACCACTTCTTGGGAATCGGTCGAAGGCAGGGTGGCGTAGGAAGACTTGGTAATGTTAGAACCGGGGTAGTTCTGGCTCAGGTCAAGGGGCATTGACGGCTGTGGCACTTGTCCACCACCCGCTGCGTAAACCGGCTGGTAGTAGGTAGGTCTATCCGGGGTGTAGGGCTTGTAGTCCGGGGAAAGGCGGTATTGAGCCAAACGCTTTTCGTACTCGGTCAGCTCTTTCTTTGGAACTTCCATAGGGCCGGGGCGAGCAAACAGGTTCCCCACCCCACCAAGTCCAGCAGCTGCCGTACCAAGCAGATTGGTTTTATTTTGTAATGCAAAGTTCTTAGCAGCATCCCAACTAGAGGTAGCCTGATTTGCCCCCGCCGCAAGTTTATCCCAATAGCTAGCTTCTGCACCGGGGTTTTTGCTTACGATGTCCAGTATGCTATTTTGTTGATTTCGCAGGAGAGCTTCTTTAGCTATTTCATTTTCTCCAAGAGTTGCATATTGTGTACCGTAATCTGCAACTTTGTTTTGTACTTGTTCTGCAGTCAAAGCTTGCGCACCAAGGGCTTCCGTATTCTCAAGCAACCCAGTGCCGCTATACGCCCCAAAACCTGCACTTAGACCCTGCATCAGACTTCCGGTTTGAGCGTACTTCAAACCTCCGGCAACCGCTGCACCGGCCCAAGGACCAGCTACCGCACCAACGCCTATACCTATTACGGTTGGCAGAATGTTGCTTAGGAACCCGGCTTCTGGGAGGCCCGTGTGAGGGTTGGTAGTGAGAGAACCACCGTGGGCCATCGCCAATGATTGAAGACCCTTCACTTCACCGGGGGTCATGTGGACGAGCATCTTGTCGTCGCCTCGTCCGAGCGAGGCCAAACCTTGGGCTACTTGCTGCATAACAGCCTCCAAAAGGCGAATTTTGTCAATAATATCATGCGGGTAACGCTGACACAAAGGACAGCGTGGCTATGACGGATGCGGTAGACGGGCGGGTTGGGGTGGTTGCAGCGGCGTAGTACTGGAGCGAAACGGTGTTCAAAGTAGCCGACCACCACAGCTCT